GATGTCCAACGGCGGTGCTAACGTCGATGTGTATCCTATCATTGTGTTCGGTAAAGAGGCTTATGGCACTGTCCCGCTGAAGGGCGCTTCCGCTGTTGAAATGGCGGTCAAGAATCCGAAGATGGGCGAGCCGACTGATCCTCTGGGCCAGCGCGGGTTTGTGGCATGGAAGATGTGGTATCAGGCTGTTCGTCTCAACGAGCAGTGGATGGTCCGCGTTGAAACTGCCGCGACTCAGGTTAGCTAATTAGAGGAGTATTAAATAATGGCTACTACCTACAAAACTAACGTATATCTTGAGAATGCTAATGCCCGTCCGGACAGTCAGAACGAGTGTGAAGAACTCACTGCTACTATCTTGTTTCCTGACGGCGCACAGCCAGTCAGTGGCGACGTTATCAAACTCTGCAAAATCGGCGAAAATGTTGAAATCACGGCGTACGAACTTGTCCTCGATAAGTTCGATTCCAATGGCACGGCTGCCCTTGCGGGTAAGCTGGGCATCACCGCGAGTGATGCTTGCCTGATCGCGGCCTCTACTGTCCTCCAGACCAATACTACGGGCGCTAAAACGTTCGCAGCTGTGGGCGGAGATGTGGCGACTAGCGGTGGTTTCGCAGTTAAGCCGTTCCCGGTGCAGACCACTGCTCAGGACGTGTTGCTGACCTTCTCGGCCAGCGCCGGTACTGCTTATACGACTGGTGATCGTAAGATCACTGTTCGCATTAAGTACCAGTATGCGTATCCTGACCAGTATGTGACTGGTGTGACTGGTGTTTCCTCAACGAATCTGTTGGGCACCAAGAGCACGTCGCAGGCTGTAGTTTACACCTACAACGGTAACGCTCCGTAAAATAGCATAGTTTTACATCTCTTAATTCCAAGAGGTGCAACCACAACGAAACCGGGCGGCTTTATTGTCGCCCGGCTTTCCGAAGGACACATAAATGGACACTCGTAACGAATACCTGAAAGAATTTCGCGAAAGCCTCTCGAAGCTGGGCATTGCGGAACTGCGTGGAAAAGCTTCCAAGAATTTCGGTATCAAACTTACTCGCGACTGGACTAAAGATGATATTATTGAAGCGGTGATGCAACACATCTCCAAGAATAATGTTGCTGACATCGCTGAGGGCGATCTTAAGCCGGGCTACGCTCGTATTAAGTTGATGCCCGTACAAGGCGGTCGTACTAACTTCCCAGTGTACACTAACTCTAATGGCTATGAATGTTTCATTCCGGTCAATGTAGAGGTTGATGTACCGATCAAGGTTCTTGAGACCTTGGGACATGCGGAAGAGATGCGCAAAGAAAAGAATGAGTTTGATGAGTACGTCGATAAGATGAGCCTTAGCTACCCTTATCAAGTACTTGCAACTCGTGATGGGCCTGACCCACGGCCCGGCCTTGAAGTGCGCAGAGAGCAGAAGCTAGCGCCTTATCGCGCCTTCTTCGAGAAGTACGGATATTGGCCTAACTACAAGACTCTAATGGCTGCACAGGCGGCTAATGTGAGCTTTAACATGTTCGCATCTCATAGCAACCAAACCCCCGAAACCGAGGAATAATAAATGGCTGGCACCACGACCTATTTGCAACTGGTGAATAAAGCTATTCAGGAGGCAGGAGTTGATCTTGCCTCTGTTGTTTCTGGCGACTTTCCAGCTGGGACGAATACTAATGCAATGCTGAATAGATTCATCACTTGGACATCTCGGGCGTGGAAGTCAATTCAACAAGAGTGCTACGACTGGGAATTCATGGAAGAGACGGCGGTAGTTAATGTCGATCCCGGAATCATGTTTTACAGTCGTAGTACGGATGTTTCAACTTTAGCTCTATTGGGTAACTCCACAGTAAATGTATACGATCAAGATGGCTCAGTAGCTATTCCTAACCTATCTCTTGGTAACTTTACTGATCTAACTGGTAAGTATACCGGGGTAACCCAAAGTTCTGGAAATGCATTTGGTTATGTCGATATAGCTGGCACATCTTCTTCTAATCCTATCCAGTTTGCTTTGAAGCCCGGCGCGGAATATGTCATTGCTGCTGGGCCAGTAACTAAAGCAAATACGTACGCTTATAATCTTACTGGTGGATCGCACTACACGAACTTTGTAAATAACATCCCAGTTGGCGACTTCGCGGTATGTAGAACCTCCGCTGATAAATTGGTTGTGCTGGATTCCGGAGATATTGATACTCAAGTTATAGTGTATGCAGATGCTAGCGGGGATGTCCCAGATATGACTGTTCCGCAAACTTTTGTAGACCCTACCACCGGCGAAGTGCTCATCTCTTTTGGGGCCCCTACAGGAACCGTTACTCCCTCTACCATTGCCGGACCGATAACCCTATCCTGTTATAATGCGGCAGGCGGGATTGTGCACAGTTGGAAGAGCTTCAATTTTGATGAAGAGACTGGCTACGGAGATTTCCAAGAGAACATCCAAGAAATAAACAACCAGTCGTTCAAAATCATCGACTATTATGCGGGCGCTCCGAGCCAAGAACTCCCACTGCCTTTCATGGCTTGGGAAGCTTTCCGTAATGCGTACAGCCAGCCCGCCGCTTACCCCGGCACTCCCCGACTAATCACAGAAGATAACACTGGTCGCTGGCAGCTTTATCCGCAGCCCCAGCAACGATACACTCTGAAGTTCGACTACATCCGTAGACCGCAAATCTTGAGCGCCTATGGCGATATTCCTAAAGGTATCGAAGATGACTTTATGGACATCATCATGTGGCAGACGTTGGTTTATTACGGTGAATACGATTCCCAGCCGGGAGTTGTTGTTCGTGCCACCAAGCACTATCGAGACCTTCTCTCTCGTCTAGAACAGAAGAACCGCGAAAAGTTCCACTTAAAGCCTAAGCGCCTCTGGTAAGTTTGCTTTCCCAAATTCGAGCACAAGCGAAGAATCGTGGCAACAGATAATCTATACACTCCTGAAGTCCTTACCCTCGAAGGGGGTTTGGACTTTGTTACTCCGCGTACCCAAGCAGCTCCGGGAGCTTTGCTCGACTGCCTGAATTACGAGGTAGCGGATCGCTTGGGCTACAAGCGTATTGATGGTATAGATTGGTACGACGGTAGACCTAATGCTTCGTTAGCCTATGAGAGTCTGTATAAAGGCTTGTGGGAAAATGGTGTAGTCGGCCACTTACCGACTGTTGGCACTTTTTTGTACTTGACCACTTCATCTTCGTCTGCCGGAAGTTTTGGGGCTCCTAGTGACACCTTCGCCTATGTAACTGCTATCACTGCAGTTAGTACTACTTCAGAAGAAGTAGAATTTGTAGTATTCAATACGGATATATTTTACAAGGTAGTACGTGATCCGACTCTAGTGATTAGAAGTTCGGCTTCCCCTACGGGGTCCGGCAATCTTACGGGGGTAACTAATCAATGGTTGTATGACGGAGATACTTTAGTCTCCCAGAGAGTGGCTGATGCAGTAACTGCGTATCAGTCCATAATGAACAACACTAGTGCTTGCCCACTAACTGGCAATGGGGCAGCTAATCTTGTTCCGGGGCTAAACTACTACAAAAACAATCTATACGCCATACAGGACATTGCGTATTTCTATTTTGATACCGGTAGTTTAACTGACACCATAATCAATAGCCTATTGCCGAATGATAAACTCCATTATTCCACCTATGATTTTTTGGTGCGAGATGTAGAGATACTAAGTGGTTCGTGGGCAGATGGTAATGCGACCGGAATTGTTTACGTATCGTTTCTGGGCACTAATGATGGTGGTGGGTTTGTAGCTGGCGGTGTGCAGGGCACGGCTTGGGCAGCCTTAGCGGCCATTCCTGATCTATCTAATATGAGCGTAATCCGTGGCGGCGGACCGACCACTATAGCGAACGCTTTGAGAATTAATAGTGCCTTGACTAACGGCACAGTAGCCATTAGTACTACTAATCCAGTTAAGTATGCATCTCTTCTTAAGGCCAACACGATTACCGATCTTGAGTTCATCGATAATGCCGAAGATAACGTTGGCTGGCAGGAAGTTGAATTGGGATATATGTTCCAATTCGGTGCAGCCACAACTAATTCGAGTACAACTGGGGCCCCTACTCAACCCGTACGCACTACATCTCCTGTAGCTGCACAGGTAACTAGCACTCTCACAACAGAGGGCTTTGCTCCAGCCGGTACTGGCAATGTAACTGATTCGCGCAGTATTCTGACCTTTTCTCATACAGCATCGGCTATAACCATAGCTTCGATGATAACTGCGGCTAGTTCTAACCATCGCCCGTACGGTGGTAACGGAAATGCTGCCACCGACCCAGCTCAGTGCCTCACCCAATTGGTAACTGGTGCCGTTAATGAGGCCACATACGGGGCGGTAGCTATCTTTGGCGCGACTGGCGGAGTGACGTACAATAACTCTGAAGAGTACGTTCTAAAGAACTTTACCTTTCCAGAAGTTCCAGATGATGCCATCATTCTAGGTATCACAGTGGATGTAGGTGGCTATAGCATGCCCACGGGCGGTTATGGCGGCACTACTTACTCATCCCAGATTGCCGTACGTCTGCAGACAGATAGCCCATCTAGTTCATCTCTTACTCCGCAAATCTCCACTCCTAAGAACTCTGTTATCAGCGGTTCTTCGGTAACTCCAGCTGTCTTGGATAAAGTCACCAATCTCGGTATAGCTAATTGTGTACATTTTGTAATAGGAGGAGCTAGCGACACATGGGGCTTGACCTCACTTACCCCGGCTCTCCTGTCCACTTTACAAGTGCGCCTGTCAACCACCGTCTATAACAATCACGGGGCCGGTGTTGCAGCTGCCGGTATTACTGGTGTGCGTGTAACGGTGTACTACACCAAATCCTCATCCGTGTTTTACTTCAATAATGGAATTGATGATGTTGTTGGCACGATTACCAATACGTACGTAGATAATGGGCAGGTTTGGACTGACGGCTCTACTGGTACCATGCAGGTTATCGATGTAAAACCGTATTCAACGGCTACTCGTAATAGAATTCAATCGGGAGATACTATCTACATTCTTCCGGGAGGCTCAGGAACAGTAGGACAAAAGGCAGTAGCGACCGTATCTAATGACATGTACTTCGCCGGACTTCCGTCTAGCGCAGTCTTGAATCAGAACTCTTCTCGATACGAGTTCGTTAATGCAAACTTCTACGCTAACGCTGATTGGGAAGCTATGTACGGCGTTAGTGGTGCTGGCCCGGCATTCTCGTATGATGCGTTCTATTTCCACTACATCTTTACTGGCACACCAGCGGCATTAGAGAAACCTCGGCACGTCGCGACGCACAATGAACACCTTGTATTGGCGTATCAATCTGGATCGTTCATCGCATCAGCAGCTGGATCGCCTGAAGACTTCAGTGGCTTAGATGGCGCTACGGAATTCAGTACTGGAGACTACATAACCGGATTGCTCAAGCTAGATGGCACTACTCTTGGAGTATTCTGCAAGAACTCTATCTGGGGCATTAGTGGCACGGATAGTACTACGTGGTCACAGAATATTCTCTCCCCACATGAGGGGGCCATTGAGTATACCATAGTTGATGCCGGTAGGCCTATCTATTGTACGTATCGCGGTATCTCGACCTTTGTTCCATCAGCCGGTTATGGTAACTTCACAGCAGGTCGCTTGAGTGCTAACATCACTCCGTGGCTGTTACCGCGTTTGACCGGAGATGTTCAGTCTTTAGATGTTTCATCTATTGTGCTGAGTGGTAAAGGCCGTCCTCCCAATGCTGCTGTTAGTAGTAGCCCCATCTGCGCATATCCAGTTAAAAGTAAGAATCAATACCGTGTTGTTTTTAGGGATGGATATGAGCTTATCTTAACTATGGCCGGAGAGAAAGAACTTCCTGTCTTTACTATTGCCCACATTAAAACATCCGAAACTGTAATTCCTCCTTATACCCTTTCGTCATATCTCACTACTTTAGGGGTGGCATATTCAGTTAACCGGATGGGCCGCGATGTTATCTATATGACATCTTCTACTCCCGATAACAACGCGTATGTTTACGAGCGAGACCGTGGCTGGGGATTCCTCAATCATGCTATTGATTCGTATTTCACAACTACTTATAACTTCCTAGATAATCCATTCCAAAAAGCTAAGTTGGCCAAAGTGCGTTTGCACGGATTGTCCAGAGGACTAGGTACACTTACCCTTTCCGTATCCGCTGATTATCTAACCACAGATTTTACGTCTGGTGATCTATTCGGCCATACTCTAGCTAATTCTTCTCCACAAGATATCTCTTTACCTAGGGATGGTGGAAATGTGGTTATTGGAACAACGGGCGATATCACGAATGATTATCGGCCGTATACTAATCTAACAAACATGGCAAAAGAAGGCAGTAATCTAGCTTTCCAAATTCTTTCTGAGCCAGCTACTATCGAGCCTCCACACATCTGTCAAGGCTTCATGCTACAAATCACAACTAACAAAGCGGACGTATAACTTATGAGCACGAACTTAATGAGTGCGATGCTCAACTCCCAACAACAGGATTCTTGAGCTATGGTCAATATCGGTCAAACTTCACCGGGACTGGTCATCCCACAAATTAGTTCAGCTCCGACCAGTATTGGCACTCCCCAGTATGTGCAAAGCGCACAAGATGGTAGAGGCAAGCAGGGCCAATCTTTCTCGCCACCTCAAGGCCCTATCGGCATGCCCATGTACAACGGACAGAGCTATCCGTACTTCGGAGTGATGCAAGGCAACCAAGGCAACGGAATTCCGCAGCCCCCTAGCCAGCCGCCTATGTCATATCCGGGCAACACTGGGCCTCAAGTCGTACCACAACAGCAACAGTTAGCTTCCCAGCTCCAGTCACATCTGCCGCAGTTCAATCAAGGCGGTGGCCCGGGAATGCCTCCTCCGACTAATGTAGCGCAACCAGTTCCGCCCCCAATGGCCAATCCGTATGGCGGTCATCGCGGCTTTATAGGTGATACTGGTTACACACGCGGTGGTTGGGATTTAGGCAACAGTCGCATGCCGGGCCGCACGTACGCGAGATAATCTATGAGCACGAATAACATGAGTGCGATGCTCAGCGCTCAACAACAAAAAAGGTTATTGAGCTATGACAACTAACACTGGACCTACTCCCGGTACCTACGGTACCCCTACTAGCACTATTCCAAGTGCTACGTATACGGGTGATCCCGGCCCGATGCCGGGCTATCCGACAGTGCCTTACTGGGGCGGAAGCAATAATGGTACGTACGGCG